ACAGCAGGCGAGTTCATGGCAGCCCTTCACTCGGGTGGCCAGACTTTTGCAAACATGAACAAAGCAGTTGCTGATTACACAGCATCAAAGCGTACAAACATTCAGGCAGCCGCTGGCGATGTCATCACAACTGACACGCCGGGTCTCCTTCCAATTCCAGTGCTTGGCCCATTGGTGCAAGATTTGAACTTCTTGCGCCCAGTCTGTGAAGCCGTGGGAGTTCGTGCCTATCCAGACAACGGACAGCAAAAGACATTCGTGCGTCCTACCATCACAACTCACACAAGCGTTGCAGCACAATCGACTGAACTTTCAGCAGTATCAGCAACCACAATGGTGATTGCTTCCAACTCAGTAACTAAAACCACACTTGCTGGTCAGGTCACATTGAGCGCACAAGATATTTCGTTTACGAGCCCTGCAGCAATGCAGTTGATCTTGAATGACCTTATGGGTGAATACATGATTGCATCTGACAACCTTGCAGCAGACAACTTGCTTGCCGCTGCAACATCATCTGGTGTTTGGGATTTGTCAGTCGCTGACCTTCTCAAGAGCGTTTATGACTCAGCAGTGGATATTTCAAATGGTCGCAACTGGACACCAACACATATGTTTGTTTCTCCTGATGTTTGGGGCCAACTTGGACAACTTGCAGACTCAACTGGTCGCCCAGTGTTCCCATTCATTGGTGCAGGCCTGACAGGCCAGAACGCACTTGGAAATGCATCAGCATCTTCATGGAACGGAAACCCACTCGGTTTGCAACTTGTCGTAGATAGCAACTTTGCTGCTAAGACAATGATCATCACACGAGTCGGCCAAGGTCAAGGCGATGCTTACGAGTACTACGAAGCACCTCAGTCTTTGATGAGTTTCGAGAACCCATCAGTCTTGGGTCGCACAATGTCATTCCACGGTTACTGCTCAACCTTTGCAGCCGTACCGGGCATGATTCGTAAAATCACTCAGGCTTAGCCCGAAAGGCGGTTAGCCGCCATGGCTACATACGAGATTATTTTCAACCAACGCATAGACAACTATGCAGTGGTTCAAACTCTCACAGATAACGATGTTGTAGTCGGTGAGTCAATCACTGTCTCAGGTCTTGGGTCTGGGCTAAACGGAACCTTCACTGTTTACGCCCAGCCTCAGTATCTATTCATGGGTACAGACTCTGACGGCAACCTCATCTTCGATGCAACTTTCCCAATACCCAATCAGGTCATGTATTATGACGCTGATACTGACCTTGATCGTGTTGCGGTTCAGCCCCCCGGAACCTTGACATTTACGCAGACCTGCACATGGGTGACAGCAGCACAAGTAATGACTTACTTGGGCATAACCATTGACAACCCGTCAGATGATTACACACTCCTTACTCAGGCGACTTCAGCCAGTAACGCTTTCTGCTTTAGACGCAGGCAAGAGTCCGGCTACACAGGTGACACCCTTAGCGCCCCATCTAGTGGCGGCGATGCCATTCTTGGTACTTTGATGTATGCCGCAGCAGTGTGGAGAGCCCGTGGTTCTGTCCAAGACACTTTTGCTACCTTTGATGGAATGGGCTCTGCAAGCGTCTCAGCGATGACTCCAATGATTAAGCAACTCTTGGGCATCTCACGCCCTCAGGTGGCGTAGTGGCTTACACAGACCTTCTGAACGAAGTCCTAGACGATGTTGCAGCCAAGATAGCCACAATCTCAGGTTTAAGGGTTGTAACAGACCCCACGAAGATTGTCCCTAACTGTGTCTTTGTAGATGCGCCTTCCTTCACCACCTTTGCAGGCAACGGCAACATTCTTAATGTGTCGTTCCCTATCAAAGTTCTTGGCTCTGGCCCTGCTGGCCTACCAGTCTTGCGCCAACTGCTAAGCACAACAGCCAAAGTGATATCGAGCAATGTGATTGTCATGAACGGCCAACCAACTGCCTACCTTATTGGTGGTGCAGAATATCCCTGCTACGACCTAGTAGTATCCATACAAGCACAGACAGCGTAAGGCAGACAATGTACACAATCATTTCCCCAAGAATCGGAACACCGGGCGACAAGTTCGAGCCATCTGAAGAAACCAACATTGACGCCCTCATTGAGGGTGGCTTTATCAAATCCGACAAAACCCCAACCAAATCTGCTAAAACAGTAGAAACATCTCCAGAGGAGTAACTCACATGGCTACCAGCACTTACCTTTCCAACCCATCACTCACTGTTAATGCAGTTGATTTATCAGACCAATGCACATCAGCAATGCTGACAGTCAAGTATGACGCTCTCGAAAGCACTGCCTTTGGTGGCACCTCTCGTGTTTATACAGCAGGCCTTGGAGATCATGAACTCACTGTTGAATTGTTTATGTCCTATGCAGCCTCGGAGACTTACGCCACTTTGGCGGCTCTTGTCGGCACAGCAACCACAGTGGTCATGAAGCCAACTTCAAGCGCTGTTGGTGCCACAAACCCATCGTTTACATTGACCGGCACATACCTTGAGGCGCTGCCAGTTATTGACGCAAGCCTTGGTGAATTGTCGAGCATCTCGCTGACATTCAAGGGCGGCACCTACGCTGCTGCAGTCGCATAACAAACCAAACAAAGGAAACCCGACATGAAACTAGAACTTCGTGCTGACATGGGCGAAGGCCCATTTACAGTAACCACCAACCTCTGGTGTGTTACCCAATGGGAACGCAAGTTCAAAACCAAAGCGTCAGAGATGGCCAACGGTATCGGCATTGAGGACTTAGCATTCTTGTGCTGGGCTGCTTGCCAAACTCACGGGATAGTCGTTCCGATTGTCTTTGACGATTTCATCAAGAAATTGATCAGTCTCGAAATCCAAAGCGAGGACATTGACCGCCCTTTCTCCGAGGCACCTACCGACATTCCCTAGCGGCGGTGCTTATAGCCACAGGGTTCTGGCCTAATGAGATAGAGTTCACCACTGACGACCTCTCGACAGTCATCAAAATGATTAACGAAAGTCGGAAGTAATGAGCAGCAGCGTTGAAGTCTTGGGACTCAAAGAAGCACTGAGAGAACTCAACACCATTGACCGTTCTTTACGGCTTCAAATAAACAGAGATTTTAGAAGAATTGTCCAGCCAGTTATTAAAGAAGCCAAAACAATGCTGCCCTCTGGTGCACCCTTGTCAGGTATGGCTAGACCTTGGGCAGGTAAATCAGGTGCCGACATTATGTCTTGGCTTGATGATCGTGTGAGAAAGAACATGAGTGCCTTTACTAATGCTCGTAGAGTCCAGCAATTACCTACTGGCAATAAACGCAACCTTGGCGTATTTGGTGTTAAATGGAAAAGTCCACAAGCCACCATCTTTGACATGGGCCGTGAAGGCGTTTTAGGTCAAAACCTCACAGACAGATTTGGGCCACCTTCTCGTGTTCTGTATAAGGCTTATGCTTCCGCCGGTGCGAATGTAGAACTGCAAGTTCAGCAATTAGTCAATAAAGTGATGAAGCAAACCAATAACGATATGAGGCTTAGATGAGCGTAATTCTTAACATTATCTCTGAGTTTGATGCCAAGGGAATTAAAAAAGCCACACAGGCTTTCAAACAATTAGAAAACACAACCCAGAAAGCCACCTATGCTCTCAAGCAATGGGGTGGGCCTGCTGCTATTGCCGCTTTTGGCGCTGTCACGGCACAACTTGGCTTAGCAATTAAAGCAGCATCAGAGGATCAGAAAAGCCAAGAGCAACTTAAAATAGCCCTTGAAAATACTGTTGGGGCAACACGCTTACAGATTGCTTCAGTTGAAGATTCCGTCACGGCCCTTATGTATCAGACGGCAACTAATGATGAAGAATTGCGCCCATCATTATCCAAGTTGGTTCGTGCCACTGGAGATGTGACACAAGCACAGAAACTACTGAAACTTGCCCTTGACATATCTGCCGGGTCTGGCCGTGATTTGACCACTGTTTCTACCGCACTGGCCAAGGCCGCTACGGGCAGTTTCACATCCCTTACTCGTCTTGGTGTTCCTCTTGATCAGAATGCTGTTAAAGCCAAAGACCTTGATGGTGTTATTGGAAGTCTTGCTTCATCGTTTGCAGGTGCGGCAACTAAGAACGCACAAACCTTTGAAGGCCAACTTAGAAACCTGAAAATTGCCATGGGTGAGATTCAGGAAAATGTCGGTAAGCAACTTATTCCCATTCTGAGCGATTATGCGACTGTTCTTGTAAACATCACAACTGAGACTGCCAACGCTGAATCATCCACAAAAACTTGGACTGACAGGCTAAAAGACGGCATTGGATATTTGATTTCCAATACTCCTGCACTTGGGCCCGCAATCAAGGCTCTTGGGTTTGTCAATGACAAAGTTCGTGACCAAGCAGAATCTCTGAGGCAAAATAGCCAAGTGACAAGTAGGGTCACAAAAAACCTTAAAGATTTGACTGTTGCTGAGACAACCAAAACCAAATCTACTAAAGCCTCTACTGATGCCACAGACAAAGCCAAAGCCGCTGCCAAGGCTCATGCGGAATGGCTTGCTAAAGGTGAGGCTGCCACAGCAAAATTGAAGCAAGAAATTCAAGACCTTGCACAGGTTTTGCGTGACTCTTTGACAGTAAAACTTAATGACGCCATAGGAAAACTTGATGACGCTCAACGGGCCTTTGATGATTTTGGCAAGGGAGTTGGCGCTGCCATTATCGGGTCTTTTAACTTTGGAGATGCACAGGCTGAAATTGCTGGCAACACGGCAGTAGTCAAAGCCGCATTAGATAAACAGGCTGAGGCACAAGACAAAGTTAATAAAGCGCAGGCCGATTTCAACTTCTTCAAACGAGATGACTATGCGGCCATCCTTGCTGAAGCCATGGGAGAACTGGCTGTGGCTACTGGTGAAGTCAGTGCTCTGCAAGCAAAGCCAATGACTTTCTTTGACGCTCTTGAAAAGCAAGCCCAAAAGGCTAAAAACTTTGGTGTCTTAGTAAATAGGCTGATTGCTGCTGGATTATCAGAAACCGCTTTGTCACAGGTACTGGCTGCTGGCGTCGAAGGCGGTAGTGCTATTGCCACCGAGATTCTTGATTCTGCAGATGGTGTTCTTAAAGCCAACACTCTTACCCAATCCATGACTGAACTTGCAGACCAAATGGGTAAGAAAGCAGCAGGCAAGTACTATCAAGCAGGCGTAGATTCCGCTTCTAACTTCCTCAAAGGAATTGAAGATACCATTAAGAGAACCGAGATTGTCCTTGCTAATCCAAACTTGACGGCAACAGACATAGCCTTTGCTGGGGCTGGGGCTTTTGACCAAGTAGGAATTGAATCCTTATTGGCTGGTCTTGGCAATCTAAACTTTGGCCTTCCTTTTAATGTTGGTGGCATGGGCATTGGAACTTTGATGGCTGATGGTGGCGTGGTAACTCGTGCTACCACCATTACAGCAGGCGAGTCCGGGCCCGAAGCCATAATTCCTCTCGACCGTCTTGGCTCTATGGGCTTTGGTGGCAACAATGGTGGCATCACGATCAATGTTAATGGTGGCGACCCTCAAGCCATTGTGGATGCTTTGCGCCGTTACCAACGCCAAAACGGGTTTGTACCTATCACGGTTGGTGTCTGATGCCATCGTGGGATTGGCGTGTTTCTTTCGCTACCTCAACTACTTATACGACTCTGCCGAGTGTTCAGCAAATCTCTATTTTTAATGGTCGTAGGCGACAGATTGACGATTATGGCGTGGACAGCCTGACGGTTGAAAGCCTGTTTCCTTCTAACTGGTCTGTAACTCCGAAACTTGGCGACAAGATTCTTGCGTGGGTTTACACAACTGCTTATCCGTTGTACCCGACTTACAACTATTGGAAGATGTTTCAGGGCCGTATCACAGATGTCAGCATTCGTTACGGGATGGTACCTAACGAGGATGTGGTCACAATCACTGCCGAAGGTTTACAGGCTGACTTAGGCAGAGCCCAAATAAACAATTATTTAGTCTCTACCGCAAACATTGGTTTGCAAGTCTTAGATATTGCAGCCTCATTAGGCATCTCTATTGGCCCTACAAGCACAATGTCCACTGGCGTTGCCCAAACGTACACAGGAAACCTCAAAGGCTTTGTAGATACTGCTGTACGCACAGAGCAAGGCAGGCTTCGTTCTGACAAAACTGCCCCCACTGAACTAACTATGGGGAACCTTACCTTTGCAGGTCGTGGTGCATTGACAACTGGTGCTGCTGTTACACCTGAATGGAGTGATGGCACACTTTCCAGCGACACTAACTATAAGTATTCAGAGGTAAAACTTAAAAGCACTTCCGAGGATTACTACAACTCAGTAACAGTGCAGCCTTTAGGCTTTTCACCTCAGACCAGTACAAGTGGTGCCACGCCAGTCTATTCCTACCTTGCCGACAGTTACGATTTCAGCACTTCACAGGCTCTATCCCTTGCTCAATATCTTCGATTTAAGTACGACACCACAAACAGCACCCCACGGGAATTGGGTTTCACAATTAGCCAGCAGTCCAGTAGCGATGCTGTTTTTTTCCTTAACATTGTAAGCGCCTTCCTTGGCCTTGAAATCAACATTGTCTTGCGTGGTGTCCGGTACTACTGCATCATTGAAGGCGTCAATATTCAGGCAACACCTGATGACACCCGTATATTGTTTTATGTCTCGTCTAACGAGACTAATGACTATCTCATTCTTGACAATGCCGTGTATGGCAAACTAGATAACAACAGATTAGGATTCTAATTATGGCAAATCAGGGACAATTTTCAACGGGGTCTGTATTGACTGCGGCCGAACTTAATGCGTTTACGCCTTTAACGGTCGTATCGCGTTCCACAATTCAAACAATTGTTACCGCAACTCAGTCGTTTATAGCAATGGATACTGAGGCGGTAGATGTTCTTAACTGGCATTCAACCTCAACAAATACTGAAAGAATTACGCCAACTATTGCTGGTTGGTATATGTGCGTTGGTTCTGGTTCTTTTGATGTCACCATTAACGCTCGTACTCTTGTCCAGTTATTTAAGAACTCATCAGAAGTTGTAAAGTTTGACTGGCTTGGTGGCACAACTGCTAATGGTGCATCAGTGAGCCAAATGGTGTATCTGAATGGCTCTACGGACTACATCAGGCTTGGTTGTTATCAGGCAAGCGGCTCATCGCAACCTTTTACAAGTGGTTCATTACAAGTTGCTTTAATTAGGGCAATGTGATGAAACGCCTACTTTTGATTAGCGCCACCCTCATCGCCCTCACAGGCTGTGCAGACCGATTCCGCTACCCATGCCAAGACCCATCCAACACCAACAAAACCGAATGCCAATGCAACCAAGAAACACGCACCAAAAACAAGGCTTTAGGCGCTGTTGAATCTGCAATGACCACCACCACCCTTAAAGAAATCGTAGGCTTTGACTGCTAATGAAACTCAGACCACGACTCACCAACGAAGAAATCAAAGCACGACTAATTCTCACTATTGGCATAGGGCTTACGCTCGTATTTGTTTCCTCTATCAGTTTCATGCTCTACGGCCTGTTATTTATTACCCAGCCTCGGATTATGGCTGAGGCAGACCGTGAAATCTTTGGTCTCCTAAGCCCCATGATGATGAGCCTGTCTGGCATTTTGGGTGGGGCACTTGCAGCAAATGGGTTGCGAGACTCTAAGAAAGAAAAAGAAAGCGAATGAAAACTACCGTTTATACAGTTGGCGCAACCACACCAGTGCTAATACACAGCACCAGTTTCGGCAGCCAAACAATCTATGTGCAAAGCACAACCCAAGACATTCACCTAGGTGGTTCTAATGTCTCCAGCGCTCAGGGTCTAGACGTACCTAAACTTGGATTTCAGCAAGTTTTTATGGATGAGCAAGAGACCCTTTACGCTTTGGCAGCAACCGGAACGGCGACAGTTAAAGTGCTGTCCCCATCTAACTCATAATGGCTGTCAGACCGTACAGGTACTACCCAGCATGGGATGGCAAAACCACCCAGCCGATCACAGCCAAGTGCCTAGACCTATGCACAAAGCGCTGGAAAGTTACCAACCTTGGCACCTATGTCAATCGCCCTATGCGAGACAAGCCAAACCTGAGCACTCACGCCACTGGCTACGCCATGGACATTGGCCACAGTGACATCAAAGTGCTTGAAGCCATCTGGACATTTTTCGTCAC